TAAGGCACGGCTCTGCAAAAGCTTGATCGTCGGTTCAAATCCGTCTACCGCCTTTTTTATCGGTTTAAATCCGACTTTATACTAACCAAAAGCCTGGAAAATCAGGCTTTTTTGATTTTCTGTTAGGTTAAATCAGACTAACTTTTAAAATATTTTGGGGCAGATTTGGGGCAAAAACAGACCGACATCACTGTCGACCTGCTCAAGTCCGTCAGAGCGGACATTTTCGAGATTTTCCGTTTTATCGGAATTTATTCTTTATCACGATAGCCATATTCTTCCTCTGCAGCTTTTCTCAAAGCAACTGCTTTTTCAAAATTTTTGCTAGTTCCTAAATATTTCGGCTTCTTGTCAACATTGATAAAAGCTTGATAGCTGCCCTTTCGCTTGTTGAAATAGACCCCTCGCACGCCTGTCGTGCTCTTAGCGGTAGGGCGTGTTGTTTTCAAACTTTCTGGATCACGGATAGAGTCCATGTAGGCCTTGGATGCCCCGCGACGACAGCCGCAGGAAGTGTAGTTCCGGATGTCGTTGTTGCTTAAAGTCAACTCAGTTCCGCAGTATTGGCAGACACACTTCCAGTAGACACGCTGATTAGCCGAATGGGAACGGCTAATAATCTTAAAATGCTCCGTTTCGGTTCCTGTCAAATCTTTGAAACGTTCACGCCTCTTTTCACTATTTAAACAGCCACAAGATTTGGTTAAACCGCGCTTTAATCGGTGTCCAAGTGCGTGATAGAACTTCCCGCAGTCACATTGGCAGAGCCACTTGATTTCGCCTTTGGCAGACCTCGTCCCGTCATCTTTAATGACGACGAGACGATTGAACCTCTGGCCGATTATATTTTCTCTCATCGGATATTCTCTAGATTCTGCTCGATCCACTCAAGACGATTTCTGCGGCCTGATGGGATTGGTTGGGGATTGCGAGAATAGTTTTTGAATCTCATTTGAAGCATGTAGGAGCCGCCTCCTAGGCTACTGCTTTCCAAAGCTATCTCTAGATAGGCGTTGGCGATGTAGTTCCCATCTGCTGTGTACATTCTTCCAGTACCACCTATGATGTCCTCTCTACTATTCTCAATCCATTTCAACAGTTGCTGTTTCTTAAATTGGTCATAATAAGCAGGGAAAGTCATATTCATTTTGAGTGAATTAGAAAGATAGTATTGATCCTGAGCTTTCCCAATCAACGCTAGCTCAAAATCTTCAAATAAGCAATCAAGCATAGCGTTGACCCTTGCTGCTCCTATCTTCTCGATAGAAGTTTCACCGCTCTTGAATCGTTGCCAGTTCGCAACCATAAATTTGATTCGAGGAAGCTTATAGAAATCATTCTCATAGAGGAAATATCGTTCCACATATTCCAAAATCAAGTCTTTGATGTCGTTGTTGATTTTCATTTTAGTTTCTCCTTTGATTTTAAATTAAGCAAGTACGCTTTTTGGATACCATTTAGCAGAAGTCCCATAAGGTGTCACGATTTCTAATTTCACAGCCTTGTCAGTTTCTTCAAGCAAGCTGTTGATGCTGATAGAATGAACGGACATGAAAGCCAAATCTTTCTTGTTGCGACCGTAAAATTCTTTCTCAGCGAACCATTTCTTCACTCCTTGGAATTTCACGTTAGAAGATTGGAAGAAGTAGAAATCATCTGCCATGTTTTGGCGTTTAACTACTTTCCAAGCCAATTTCAAAGCTTCTGAGAAAGTTACATCGTTCTTTTCGTTCTTGAAGATTTTCCACGCTAGGGTCATAACTTGTGATTTCATTTTGATTTCTCCCTTTGTTTTTCTTTATCTTACAAGACTATTATATATCTTTTGAGATAGTTTGTCAACGATTTTTATGAACTTTTTTAAATTTTTTAAAAAGTTTTTTGACAAACAAAAAAGCCCCAGCCAAAAAGGCCGGGGTAGATTAAAATTTAAGAAAGATATTTTTTATTCTCGCAGTTTCCGCTGCGGTTTTTTATTACTTGAACGTGCCCCAGGCTGCGCCGTAGCGCTTGCCATTTTGAGTAGGACCAGTTGCTACATAATTGCGATTACCACTTCCGCCGATGTAGGAAACCCAGACAAAGCCATTAGTATCCACGATAACTGTGTCGTACTTAAAGCTTTGACCTTTGGTATATTGATCCACTACCTCTCCTGATGTATCTGGAGAGCGGCGAACGTTGATGGCATCTACTGTGACGGTCATTGTGCCGTTTTCGGCATATTGATTTGAGTCAGATACGCTAGTAGCTTCGCCGGCAATTTCACCGTCCGACTGATCCGGCGTAATAAAGTGTGCCACGGTCTGGATGTAATCAGATGTGCTGTAATAATTTCGTACAGGATAGCGTGCTCCTGCGTAGTTTTGCTCAATTACGACCAATTGATCACCGTTGACGGATTCAACGACTACAACGTGCCCGTATGGGTTCCAATCCGTTCCCTCGATGGTCAGGATTTGACCACTCTGCAAGACTCCATCGTTAGTAACCGTCCAGCCATTCGCTTCCCAGTCGTAGCTTGTGCCGATGTTAGCAGCGCAAATAGTGTCTCCGATTGCCCCACTTACATAGCCAACACCAGCGCCCAGACCAACTGTGCTGTCTGGATTGATGAGGGTCTCGTAATAGCTAGCGAGTGCATAACACTCACCATTTCCGACAGGTGTCCCAGAACCCACCAAAGCGTCTAGATCTTGTAATGCTTCGTTTACTGTTGTCATAATTATTTTCCTTTCAAATTTTCATTCATTTGCTTCACAGCAGCCTCGATAAAGACATCAAGGTCTTTATCTGTCATGTAGATATTGTATTTTTCGAGTTCGGTTAGCACCGCCCCTTTTGCCTGAGCGAGCTTCTGCTCACCCTTGAAGCCGGTCTCTTTCGCGACCTGCTCGACGGCATTCACGGCATTTCTGGCCAAGATTTCTACAATCTTGATTGATTTCTCTCCGCCTTTCGCGATCAGAAACTCCTTGACTGCCTTAACCATGGCTCCTGCCAAAATGGTCAAGATGCCAATTGCTGAGCTTAAAACAAGCTCTGTGATTTGATTCATATTTTCATCACTCCTTTGTCTTATGATTATCCACTCGCTCATTGATGAACGTTGTGATATAAGGGATTTTAAGACCTAAAATGTCTAAATTGGTTACCAAGCTAGCACCATAGCTAGCGCACAATGCCGTAATGATCATATCCGCTAACGCCCCAGCATTAGCGAAAAGAAAAAACGGGTAGCCAATCGCTGTGATGATGAAGATAGCTGAGTGAGTCACAATGCCTGTCCGAGCCTTGCGACTCGAAAAGTTTTTCAACGCCCAAGCCTTACAAAAGCCAGTAATCACATCAGCTATTACCAAAACAAACAAGACAAACACAAAGAAATGGTCATCGATCCCTGTCTCATAAAAGTCTTTAACGACCTCTATGATTGCCCAAATTCCATCTGGTTCTTGCATTCATCACCCCTTTTTCTCCTTAGCTCCGGCTTCCAGCTCTGCGATAATCGCATCCTCAGCGGCGTAGACAGCATCCTGGAATGCCTGTTCCTGTTTCCGCACTTCGCGACGATTCGCAGCATAGGCCTCAGCATCATTGAGCCATTCGCTGATTGTTGATACGCCTTTATCATCGATATCAGCAGTCAAAGTCTTGACTACTGTATCGCTGACCTTCACACTTCCGACCAATTTTGTAGTTTTTGTGATTTCTAGTGTCATAGCTATTCTCCTTTTTCTGTTTCTGCTTCTGGTGCGGTGCTTGTTTCAAGCAAGTTTTCAAGCTCTTCATTGCGAGTGAGGGCTTGCTCTAGTTGTGCTTGAAGCTCTTCATTTTGAGCTTCTAGCGTTGCGATTCTTATTGACTTGCTAGCAATTTCGATCGCTAGCTTAGATTGTACTACTTCATTCATATTTTACCTTTCTATCCTACGTTTCGGACGATGTCCCAAGCGTTCTTCCTTGCTCTGATTAAGTTTTTCATAGCATCTGTCATCGTGACTTGACCGCTTGCTGCGTGGTTTAAGATATCCCAAATCGCTGCTACGCTTGTTTCTAAGCGGATAAACTGCGTCGGGTTATCTGTATCTCCTTTTGTGGTTCGAGGCACGACGAAATGTCGCGCCCAAATTTCCGAGTTTTTGTTCCATGTGCCGGGTGTCATTGTCTGCGTCACGACACTAAAATTCCAGCCATCATCACCCTGCGCATGTCTCATGTGATTGTAGTCTCCAAACTGATGGATTTTATCAATGCCGTTGTTTGAGTTGTTATCAATAACAAAACCAGCGAAAGAGGCTGATTTCCAAGCGTTGGTTCCGTTTCGATTGCTTCCGATGATGGTACGACCGTGATTCTGGCCGTTTTCCACTTTGTTTTCGTATCGGATGAATTGAGTTGGGTAACCCTCTAAAACTCGCTTAATGGACGCATCGTCATTGTAAAAGAGGACATGACCATCGTTTAGATTGATCTGCATCGCGTCGTTTTGAGCGCTGATAGTCTTACCTTTCATCCACTCAATAAACGCTAACTCGATTTTAGACTTGATAAAGTTCGCATCTAAGCCGACAATCTTATTAGCATTTAAGTTGACGATGTTAACATTGGCCGCATTTAACGTGCCCGCTGTGATTTTATCAGCCAACAAACTTTCGATCATGGCATTCTTGATAACACCGTTTTTAATGTGAGTCTTATCGCCGATAGAGATCAGCCCCTCGTTGATTGAGACTGATCCATCTGGATTTAGATTGAGTTGACCAAGGATATCGCTAGCCGAGTTGAGATTTTTGATCGACCAGCTTCCAGCTAGTTGACTCTGCACCGTCCTCAAACCTTGGTTCTTGGATACCTCTGTCTGAAAAAGCTGATTGGTCATGACCATGCGAGAGACCTTGTCTGCGACCTCTTTTTCAGTCGATCCAATCAAGCGCTCGTAGAGCTTACTTGTTTCCTGTACACGCTGGAAATCGGTCTGGTTGGCTTTGCCTGAAATCTGACTGGATATAGTCGCAAATTGCCCCTCAACCGTCTGGCGATACTCTGCCAGCTTAGTCTCGGAGCTAGTTTTCAACTCCTCAAACCGTCTCGTCAGCCCTCGCACGTCTTCTGCATATGTAGCCTTGCCCACATAGCCAGCCTCAACCGATTGGCGCAGAGCAGTCAGCTGACGTGCCGTCTCCTCGCGAGAGTGGCTTAGCAAGGCTTCCGCTCTCGTACCGTCAGTACTGACATAGGCTTGGACAGCCGTCAGGTCGGTTCGCAAGCCCTGAGCTGTCCGCTCAAAGGTTGCCTTAGCCTCTGTGATGAGGCCTTCGGTGTCTTCGAGGGCAGGAACATACTCATTCGCTACGCTCCCAAATTCGACCTGTACGCCCGTTATCCAAGCCGTTCCGCTTCTTACACTCCCAAGGTTAAATTTAAGGAGCGTTTTCAACTGGTCATAGCCTTTGTTTGTGCTGTAATCGTAAGTAAATACGATACGCTTCCAGTCAGACGTGCCGTCGTATCCAGCGAGTGTGAGAAAACTAACGTCACTAACCGTACCTGTTTTGCTATTTTTTAAAAACATATAATGTCTAAAGCAATTAAACATGTTCCAGTTGTTCGCACCTCTGACCACATTTTCGTATTTTATCCATGCGCTAAATGTGACCTTGCGAAAGAGACGAGAGCTAAAATCAGGCTCTATGTTAAACAATAATTCTTGGTTATTTGTCAGCTTGTAACATTGCTTCTGACCCGTGATATGCCCAGCTGGCAGAGCTTCAACTACAGGGTTGCCGGCAATCTTTGAGTTAATCCAAAGATTCCGACCACTGCCGACCTGACTAGCCAGCTCCTCCCTCAGCTTCCCAGCTTCAGCCGTGACCAAGGACTTATCGGCTTTGTCCTTGGTTGCATTGAGGATTTCCTGACGGATTCCACTTGCTCTCACCTCAAATTCGGCCGTGCTCAATTTTGAGTCCAGCTTATTCTGCGTGTCGGTTTCGAGCGACTTGACTGATTGCTTGATGCTATCCGATAGTGCAGTCAAGGCGCTACTGTCAGCCTTGGTACTGAGTCCCTCCCGCATGCTAGACACACTAGCTTCCAGTGAGTCAGCTCGTTGCTTAAAGTTCGATTCGACCGCTGAGATTTGGTTTTCGACATCTTCAGGTGCGGGGCTCCAATCTGTCGGGATTGTGCCTTTTTCGATTTTGAGGTGCTCCGCCACGCTTTCATTAGGCGATAGATTAAGCAGATTGCCTGTAAAAAGATAGTCTGTATTCAGCTCGATGAATTTATTGCCTTTAAAGAGCAGGACTGCATCCTCTTTATTGCAATTAAATTTTATTCTAAGTTCTGTGTAATCTTTAACTATCTTAAACGATTTTTTAAAAATTCCCTCTTGACCTACCCATGCTACTGCACTGTACGTTCCATCCGTCCAGCGGAATTGGAGCTGTAGAGTTGGTCTAGCCGTGTTCTTGGTAGTCTTTGCTTCAAATCTGTATGTTTCAGCTCCAAAACTTGCTTTGACAGGCGTTGTGTTAAACACACCCATCAAATTCCGACCGCCAATCTGCACATTCGCAATCCGACTAGCCAGCTCCTGAGCTGTCTGCACCAACTCTGACTTGCTGGCTTTACCATCTGCCACGTTGGCCAGCTCTGCCAGCCTGCGTTGTGTGCTCTGCTCATAATTAGCCTGAGCAGATTTGATACCCGCTAGCTCGGTTTTAGTCGCATTGAGCGCTGAGACTTGCTTACTGATTTCGGCTTCGGCTTGGGTCTGTTTTGTGCGGATATTTGTCAAATCGCTTCTCAGGAGCGCTGTTTGGTCGCTCACCGCCTGCTGAGCACTAGCAAAGTCAGATTTTAGTCGGTCAATCGCAGCCTGATTAGTCTGCTTGGAACCAGCTAAGTCCTGATTGAGCTTGGTGATAGCACCCTTGGCCGCTTCGATAGCTGAGGCATTGGCGCCAGCCGTGCGGAGGGCTTGGGCGGTTTGCTCTTTCAAAGCTAGGTCACTAGCTTTCATAGCCTTATCTAGTTTTTCGATTTCGCCCGAAATCTTCGCTCTCAAAGCCTCACTGCTAAAAGTTCTTAAAATTTCTTCCCAGACCTCGCCCGTCCAGCGCAGCATGATTTTGTGACCTTCATGTTCAGGGTCTGACTTATACCAAATATCATTGATCAGGACTTTTCCGGGGTGTTTCCCAGTAGGATCTTCAGCGCCATACCAGTTATTATTAAAACCGTCTGCAGTCGGCAGATAATCAGGCAGATTTTTTACAAAATTTGTAAATTCGTTAGCTACAAACTCATCAATCGCCTTGTCAGCAATCGTCTGAGCCTTGGCTTCGTTACTCTCTCCTATCCGATCGCCCAGTTTAATGTCGCTTGACTGGTCGTTGAGACGGTTGAAAGTAATATCAAAAATACGGGTATCATAATCTAACCTTTTATCATGCCGAATGACACGAATAGTATCTCCGATTTTTGCGCCCCGCAAATACACACTTGAGGTTTTTAGAGCCAATTGAGGGCGCGCAGCATTGACTAACGATTTGTAAGTTCGTTCCAACAATTGCTCTGGGTTTTCTTCCTCTGCAAAATCCACAAAGCCAATTTTAGGACGCATAGACCCGTCAGCGTTCTTGATACCGTAAAGCTTGGTCATGGCTGGTAGCTCAACGTACTTTTGGCCTTTCGGCTTGTTGACTGGTTTTCCACTAGCTGTTGACCAAACCACATCTTCAAAGGTAATTTTACGGCCAAAGCCATTTGCTTGCTTCCCGGAGTCTTCAGCAGAGCTGACTTGCTCGCCTTTTCCACGGCCAACTAAAGCTGTGAAAATATTGGTTCGCTCAACTTCTTGGAGAATTTGCAAGGCGTTGTGACCATAAACCACACGTTTACCAACCGCTTGACCAATCTTCCGCTTAAAATCGATGTACCGGGCACCTATTTGGTTCCCGTTCATCTCAACGAAAAATTGCATTTCCAAATCCCAAACTTCGCAAACCTTCTTCAAAGCGTCGAAGATTGAAATGTAGTAAAAATTGGTGCTGTGCGGGGTGGTTTCTCCCACAAAGCGAGCCTGCCAGTTGGTGCCAGACAGCAGATCGTTGATAACTTCTCTGGCCAAAGCGTTTTGAGGACGCTTGTCAAAAACCGGAGACTTTCTCAACTCCTCGATTCCTGACTGGACACCGATCAATGTAGTCAACTGATCAGACGACTTTTGAGCAACGTAAAAATAGTGGAATGTGTGAGCGTCTTCCATGGTCTGAATAGCCATGTATTCGACTTTTTCAAGCTCATCATCATTCAGAGCCTTCATCTCAACAGTCAATCGATCAGACACATAGCGCTCTTTCGTAAGAGAGTATTTTTGGAGGGCGGTTTTAATAGCTGGTTTTCTGATGATTTTGATCAATCTCTCGTCTTTATCAAACAAATAAATCATGCTCGCTCATCCCTCCAGACTACTCTTTTAACCGTAGCATTCTTAGCTGTGATGGTGTCGCCGTTTTTTACGGTAAACTGCTCTAGCGGACTAAATCGCTCTAGCTCGCTAAGAATGTTTCTACCGTTGTAAACGGCAGTCACTTCTTCATTTCCGAAAGTTACAACAATATCCTTTCCTGCTGCATACGAGCCGGAGAAAGATAATACTTTCGTTCCGTTGATGATTTGTACTTGATTCACTGTTCCAGTCGGTGTAACCGTGATGGATTCAGGCAGCACTTCCAAGGCATCCGATAAAGCAATAGGTCCAGTTGAATTCTGAGCCTGCTTTTTCTTGTAGCCGTCTGGCACCAGGATAGTGAACTTGCTGATGATAGACAAACTTTTTTCTTCGATGTCGTCAGCTCCACTGAAATAGCCGTAATAGACATACTCGGGTTCGTCTTTAAAAGTGATTTCGAGAAAGCCGCTACTTGCGTGAGTTCGCAAGATCTTATTCAATTTCGCAAATTTATCACGCATTTTGGAGCTAGTATCAGCTTCAAGCTTGTACTTGATCTCAAGCTGCCGCTCGTCGTCTGAAACATCCTCTACCCAAACACCACGCCGCCCTGGAACTGAGCTTTTTTTGACCGTTTGGCCAAGCAAGCCTCTTCCTGTCACCGTTAAATGCGTGTAGCCGTCAACCAATCGATTGAGAGGCGTTCCGTTGATGGACATATTGTCACTAGGCTCGAAAACCGTGATATTATTATTTTTCTCTAACTTTGAATAACCATACATTGCTTTCTCCTTTCTAGTAACTGTCCAAAATCAATTCCATTTCTTGTGCATTCGTGATGTCTTCGGTAAATGCCCGATAGACCGTATTTCCCATTTTCAGCACGATATTCGCCGCCTGTTGTCCGACGGTTAACGTGCCGCCATCAAAGGACACAGAAGGGTCATAGGCTGTCAAGCGTCCTAATTCTCCATCAACTGCGCCAAGCTCACTCTGTAAGCTGCCAGCAATGTCTTTGCCGGTAAAAGCGTCAATAGCTCCTTGAGCCATGTTTCCGACTGTTTTTGCGACTTGGCCAGCTTTATTATTAATACCGATGATAAAACCTTCATCTGTGTAGATACCAAATTGCTTAAATACCCGAGAAGGTGAGTGAATGCCTAAAAGGCCTTTTGCCCAGTCTATAGCACCTCTTACTGCGCCGCCGACTGCATCTATCAACGCTCCTGCAGCGTTCCTAACCCCGTTGACAAATCCCATGATAAGGTCTCTACCAACGCTTATCGCACTACTGATAAAGTTTCTTGCAGCGTTTACCGCATTGTCAAAACCGTTTCTGACAGCTGATACAATCCTTGGCCCGGCATTCGTAACCGTGCTTACCAGATTGTTCCAGCCGTTTGTTACAGTAGATTTAATGTTTTCAATCGCGTTTGAAATAGCAGATTTGATATTGTTCCAAGCATTTTCAGCCGCTGACTTGATATTGTTTAGAGCGTTTGAAATGAAGTCCTTGATAGCATTCCAAGCTGTTTCGATGCCGCTCTTGATTGCGTCCATCACATTGCTGATAGTGGTTTTGATAAATTCCCAAGCTGCGCTAGCTGCCGACTTGATTCCGTCCCAAATTCCTGACAAGAAGGCCACAATAGCATTCCAGATTTCGCCTGTTTTGGTCTGGATAATCTCCCAAGCATTTGAAATAGCTTGTTTGATGAGATCAAAATTGCCAGTCACCAAGCCTACGATAGTCAAAAGGATTGCTGCGAAGACCGCTTTTATAATTTCCCAAGTGGATGACCAGATTGTACTTATGAGGTCGAGGACGCTTTGGATATATCCCCAAATAGTAGTTAACACAGACATAATCGTTGTAGAAATAGCATTCCAGACGGTACTCACTACCGTTGAAATGGCCGTCCAAATGCTGTCCCACGTCGTTTGAATGCTGGTCATAATGCTCTGGATTGTCTCCCAGACTGCCATAACAGCATTCCCGACCGTTGTCTTAATAGCTTCCCAGATCGGGGTCACAACCGACATGATAGCGTTCCAGATTGCATCCCAAATTGATTGCAAGAAAGCCATGCCAGCTTGCAGGATTTGAACTAGACCATCCAGAGCAATCTGTACCAGAGATTTGATTCCTTCCCAAATCGTTCCAGCGACTCCTTTGAGGGTCTCCCAAGCTCCAGACCAGTCCCCATTCATAACCTGCATTACAGCCTTAATGATGCCTAATACAACGCTTAAAGCCGTCTGGATAACGGTTTTAATCACATCCCAAGCGGTTTTTACGATAGTAACAATGAGATTCCACGCCGTTTCGATGATTGGTGCTAAAACATTCATGACCGTCTCGACCACTTCTTTGATAGCGTTCCAGACCGTGCTTGTTGTGGATAAAATCAAGTCTTGGTTTTCGTTCCACCACGAAACCAGCTGGCCAAATAAATCCATGACAAAAGACACCACAGCCTCAACTGCTGAGCTGATGGCTGTTTTGATAGCTTCCCAAGCTGCATTTACCTTGTTTCGGAACTCTTCGCTGGTGTTGTAGACACCAACTAGAACCGCAATCAGACTGGCTATAACAGCAACAACAGCTAGAAAAGGCGCGCCCAAGGCTGACACTGCACCTACTAATTTTGCAAAAGCAAGGCTCAAGGCGCTCCCTCCGCTATTTAGCAAGGCAAACCAGCTGCTTACTTTAGCAAACACACCTCCGATTGTCGTGATGACCGAAATGAATTTCCCAACGCCGGCAACAAGTCCGCCAAGGACTGTCAAAACAGGTCCTGCTGCTACCGCAATAGCTCCGAGCCACTTTTGCCATGGTGCTAGCGGTAAATTATCCCAAATTGTGCCAAGGACCCGCACCACGTTGTCTTTAAACGTGAGAACGGTCTCTTTTAGGCTTTCCATTAACACTTTGATGTCCGCTTCATTGTTCCCAAGACCAGCTACAAGGTTCTGAGCTGCTGCTTTCATGGCTGCAAACGAGCCTGACACGGTCTCGCTAGCCTCTTTAGCAGTCGTACCAGTAATTCCAAGGCGATCTTGAGTAATTCCGATGGCCTCAATCAAGGTGTGGAAAGGAATGTCTTTGACATTTTCAGCCGTTGCTTCAAATTCGCCGTTCAAAACACCCGATTCGTTGACCAAACGGGCCATTTCGCTAGCGGTTCCCCCGTAGCCCAGCTTCAAGTTGTCCAGCATTGTGTAATTATCCTTGGCAAATCCTTGATAAGCGTTTTGGATATCGGTCATGCTGGTGCCCATTTTATTTGCGTTATCTGACATCTGTATGATGGCTTTATCTGCATATTGCGCAGCTTTGGCAGTATCTCCTCCTAGACCTTGTAACAAGGTTGCTGAAAAAGATGTAACCTGCTCCATGTACGAATTAGCCGAAACCCCAGCTGTTTTAAAAGCCTTATTGGCATTTTCAATGACGTTGGTGCCGTCGTTTGCCATTGTTTGATACAATTTTCGGGCTTCTTCTCGGGTCATTCCGTACTCTTTAGCAAGATTGTTTATGCTCGTTCCATTTTGTTTAAAGAGCGTCTGAACGCCACCTAAGCTTTGCTCGAGGTCCGCGAAGGATTTCACGACACCCCCAACTGCCCCAACAACAGGAGCAGTGAAGCCAGCAGTCATTCCAGCGCCGACCTTCATCATGGAGCCTCCGATAGCGCTCAAGCTACCGCTGATCTTGTCAAAGCTCGAGCCAGACTGATTCTGGAGGCTTTGAAGAGACATTCGAGCCTCTTTAAGACCATTTGCGAAGTCTGATACATTCGCTTTTAAAATCGCCGTGACATCAAATGTTGCTCCCATCAAGAACCTCCTTTCTCATCATGATTGAGCCTTCTGTTTCGATCTGCCATCGTCAGGCCTTTTTTATTTTCTTTGATCTCGGTTTGAAAAATTCTTTCAAATTCTTCTTTTCGATTGTAAAAATCATCAAAGGTTTTAAATGCAGATCTGACGCTCTTACCGCTACCTTTTGTAGCTTGGACTCGTTGATTCATCCAAGCTTGGATTGCTGCGTTATAGCGCTTATCCTCCTGCTGAATTGCGTAAGCTAGATTGTAAATCTCGAACTCGACAAGTGTTGTTCTGGCCGCTTCCAAAAAGCTCATTCCATGCCTTGCAATTAGCAGAGCGATAGCTTCGTCATAGCCGAAGTTTGAACCTGAAGTCCCCTCTACTCTGCTAGGTTCATTGCTTTTTTGAGTAGGGGTGACGCTTTTAATTCCGCAACAATCTCTTTGATTGTTTCGTCGTACTTCTCATTGATGATCAAGTCTTCCAGAAACGCTTCAATGCCTTCGTTGCTTGGCTTTTTGCCTTCTGTAACCGTTCCGGCCTTGATGATGTCCACAAAGGCCATTGGATCATTGAGAGCCTGCCCGGCATTAAAGAGGGTCATTGCTCCGTAACCTGTTTTCATTCCTTCCAATTCTGCTGAATGCAGTCGGTTCATTTCGCGCAAAAATCCAAGACCAAATCGCAAAGTATAATCACGTCCGTCGATGTGTAAAATCATATTTTCTCCTTTTTCAAAAAAATAAAAGGGGCGTTTAACCCCTTTAAAAATTATTAGACAGAACGACCTGACGCAGCTGTTTCTTTAGCAAGCGTATGATAGTCGTACTGTGCGGTCGCGACAGCTTTCTTTTGAGAATCTGTCAGTGAGTCAGTGTGAATAACGCCATTGCCATCAATAGCCATTTCATAAGACAATTCAATCTTGTCGTCAGCTGGAGCGGAAAGCTCAAAGCTCTTGAAGTAGCCTTGGTAGTATTCCACGTCATAGATTTCTTTCCCTCCTGATTGGCGCACGCTACCAATATCCACGACCCAACATTCGATTTTTTCGTTGTTCATGAACCATTTTCGCATTTCCTTCCACATGTTGACCGTGTCACCATCTTCGCGGTAAGCAAGCGATTTAAACTCACCGCTTGTTTCACCGTCGGAAATCGAATTGACTACGCCGTCCTTGGTCTTGGTACTTTCAATCTCTTTTTCAGGATTGATTGTTAGCTCGACCTGAAAGCGAACTTTTCCAGCGTCCTGCTTTACTTGGTCTTTTAGTCGTCGGAAAAACACCACATAGTCTTTCCCTAACATTAATTCTGGCATTTATGTCTCCTTTTTCGTGTAATTAAAAGCAACGTCCAGCACGATATGAAGCAAAGGCTGGACGTCTGTGTTATCTGGTATGACTTGTTTTGAGGTTGAAAGATGAGCTAGCTTATACTCGTATCCATCTTTCAAAAGCTTCACTGCTCCTTCTAGATAGTCTGAAATCTTATCTAAACGAGTTCTGTGCTCTCTTAAACCGTAGAGATGGATTGTCTGCCTGACCGTCCCTAAAATGTCGTTATTTGGGATCTCAGAGCCGTTACTCTCTCCCAAATAAGCGAAAGGATATTTAGTCTCAGCATCCGGCAAATAGTCGTATGTATCGCCCCTTACGCTGCAGATTGAGAATAAGTTCCTGAATAAGTCATGATTTGGGGTCATCTAAACGCTCCTTTCATCACTTTTGTCATGTCCTTTTGAAACTCTGGCTGGATTTGCTCCAGCATGGGACGAAAATGGGGCTTGCCGGGCTGAAATCTGGTGCCGTATTCCTGATAACCATCATAACCAGCTTCGCCGTGGATATGAGCTTCCATTCCTGGATAGGAAGTGGTGATATGGTCTTTCAAAAATCTGGTATCCTTGGGCGCTAGATCTCTAGCGATTCTCTTTCCTTTTTCGCCGTTATTTTTCAAAACTTGCAAAGACTGCTCAACTGCTTTTGGATGAGCGTTGCTGATGGTAGCTGTAAGCTTCTCAATACCTTGCCATTTGATCCCCATACTAACCACCTGCCTTCTTGAGCCTGACAGCCCCTTTAATTGGGGCATCAATCTGATCCATAGGGACATATTTGCTGCCGTCATAAATAGCGGTAGCAAAAGGCTTCTGTGCCTGCTGAAAGCGACAAATCATGACTGTATCAGTCTGATTTCCGTAGTCTTTAAAGACTCTTGCTTGACGAATGAAATTAACCAGGCAGGGCACGACTTCTTCTTGACCTTCAGCAGCCTCGTAGCTATCCGTTTCTGGATTGTATTTTGGCGCTCCAGCTCCTCTAATAAGGGTGATTCGGTGCGGTGTTTTCATAAAAAGACCACCTTTCCTTTCTCTCTCAGAGAGCCATCTAGGCCAAAATCTTTGTTTAAAATAGCCATATAAGGCTTAAACAGGTTATCCCAATCTTGATAAGTCACAGAATAGCCGTCCACGGTCTCAGAAGCTACACCCTCGGACCCTTTACGTCCATAAAGCTTATAAACAACATTTTCAATCATGAAATTGTACTTCTGATCAATCTCTGTTGTTCCTGTCAAGCTTTTAAAATAGCTTTCGGCATCTTCAACTAAGTCTTGCAACAAGTCATTTTCTTTTGTGTCGTCGGGAGCAATACCCAACCGACGCTTAATTTTGGCTAGTTGAGTATTTTCCATGGTTATTCTCCCTCAGCGCCTTCGAGCAGGGCCTTCAATTCGTCCTTAGTGGCACGAGAACCATACTTGATGCCAAGCTCATCAAGTTTAGCCTTGAGTTCTTTCACGCTTGGGTCAGGTTCGGCTTCAGGAGCTGTTTCTTCTGCAGGGATTACTTCTCCCTCAGCGCCTTCGAGGGTGATAACCCCTTTTTCAAGCAGCTCCTTGATTCGATTGTCAGAGACCGTCAAATCTGCGCGCGGATAAACTTCGCCCGTTTCGTACAAGCGGTCATTATCTTTAGTGTCGATGATGTTTGTAGTTACAATATAAGTCATTTACAAGCTCCTTTCTAAACGTTTGCAGCGTCTGTCAATTTAGCGAATGCGTCTGTCTTCGTGATCATGACCGCGATGTCCATCGTGGCACGGATAGCAATCATTTCTTGCTCAAACAAGTTGACAGGAGTTCCGTCTGCATTCTGAATTGTTGAGATTTGACCTTCTTCCGAAATCTTATAGTTGATGTTGTAAGGTACACCATAAATAAGATTGTCAAAGTTACCAGCGAGCAAGTCGCCTTTCTTAAAGTTCTTAGACTTCATGTCCACGGTCACGATGCCATCAAGCTTGTTGTTTTCTTTGTCGTAAATCGTCTTCTTGTCGCCGTCACGAGCCTCGCGGAGAGCTGAACGGTTTGATACACGAGATACAAACGCATTGATTTCAACATCAGAATCCAGCAACTTATCTTCAAGTTTCAAGATATTTTCAAAGTTGATCGGACCACCAATCACCTTGCTTGCGTCTTTGGCAGCTTTAGCGACCGAATTAGCAAATGGCGTTTCATGGCCAAGGAGGCCAGCTTCATCAATTTTGGTATAAAATGCTTCGACGATCTGAGGTTTCATGTCGTTGAAGAATTTCTCCCAGGTATAATTCAGCGCTTCACGGGAAGCGAGAAGGATGATACCGAGCTTATGAGCTTTCAGCTTAACAGGAATCACTTCAGGCTTATCTGTCTTGATCTTTTCAGTTTCATTTACCCAGTAGGCAGAAACCCCATCCGTCTGAACGTAGACTGTTTTTTCTTGTTCACCGTCCATTTCATGGTATTTCCCAAGCTGCATCACGAGCGAGTTCTTAGAGACCTCTTTCATGATGATGTCTGTAAATTTTTTGTGAAAAGTTCCGTCTTTTTTCTCAGAAACCAGAACCTTTTCAGGATTAAAAGTTTGTACTGTCATTTATTTCTCCTTTTTTCAGATAATGCGTGAGTCGCGGAAGATTTCTCCGGGACTTTTCGAGTCCGAACTACCAAACGACGATGAAACCCCCGGCGGTTCAGACTGAGTGTATTCAGCTTTGATTTCGCTGATGATGCTTTCAAAGTCTGCGATTGCCTGTAAAGTACCGTCTGCGGTATCTTTAACCACAAAAGAGAGCACCTTTTCGTTTACCGGCAATTTTCGGCTGGAAAGCGTCTTGATGGCTTCGTCTGTCAATTCTCGCTTAACCTGTTCTTTCTCCAAACCAGCGATTTTGTCTAGCAAAGCCTGTTTTTCAGCTTCGGCCACTTGTCGACGATATTCTTCTAGCTCTTTTCCAGACAGTTCATTCTCTGCCTTGTACTGCTCAAGAGCTTTAGAGATCGCCTCTTGTGTAGCTTGAGCGTGCTTTTCTTCTGCTTGCTTCAAGCGGCGTTGCATTTCAGCAAGAGACACCATCTTTTCAGCTTCTGGCTTAGGCTCTGCAGCGCCTTCTCCGTTGCCTGGAGCTTCAGGATCTCCTTGAGGCTCTCCGCCTTCAGCAAAAAATTGAAGATTGCGCAAGTTCATGCGCAACATAGATTTGTATTCTGCCATTTTTGGCTCCTTTCTTTACGCTTTTACGGGCAACCTCCCCGAACTCATGCACCTTTTAACGTCTTCAGCACGGTTTGGACAATCAAAAAACCGTACGGGCTTCCATACGGTTTATAGTGATTTATAGCGGTTTATTCCGTTTTTTTAGGTACGACATTCTTTTCAACCCAGCTTTTAAAATCATCAAAAGTATCCATTTTTTTCAAAGATAGATAGTTCTCGATTTTTTCAATAGCTTTCTGAACCGATTCATCATCAAAACAGTAACCATTTATTGATAAATCAAAGATTTTATTGCCGTTTTCTTTATCGACAATCCATAACTCATTGCCAGTCCAACCACTTAGTGAATCGTGGCATTTTTTAGATTGTATCTCAAAATGATTATCTTCGATCAATCCAATCAGCTTTTTGTATTTATTCATCCAAACCTACTTTTTGCCAAACCAACTTGACTTTTTCGACTTACTAAACGAAATGACAGCATTGTCCAAATCAAGCTTCATTTTCTCGTTGGCAGCTTCCAGCTTGTCAAAACGCTCATTTGTTGCTTGGACATTGCGAGAGCTGATTTTCTCCATATTTTCAACAATCTTCCAAAGTTGCTTGTTTTGGTCGAGTAAGAGCACAATAGCACTTCCTGCTATTCGCAAAGAGTTTTCTAGCTCACGTTTCTTTTTGATACGTTTGTTCATGATTTACCTCATTATTTCTTTTGTTCAGGGTTGTTGTTTTCATTTCTAGACTTCAAAATCAGTCAGTGTACTACCACCCTCTTTGTACTTCATTTCGATATGGCCATAGGCCGAGCACCTGCAGTTGGGGTGCATCGGAAACATATTCACGCCCTTTTCAACTTTGTCAATAGGAATAGCCTTTTGGTCAAGTGGGCCGCAAATATCACAAGCACCCGGCTCTGCTACGTAGATCATGTGAGTAAAGCCGTTATCCTTTAGCATAGCAAGCTGAGTATCTGCATTTATCCGAGAAATTTCGGTTTTTAGCAAGCGCTGGGCGTTCGCTTTGCTCGTCTCGTACTTTTTGGCCAAACGGGCCATTTCTTGCTTATAACCCATCATATCTGTATAGATTCGGTCAAGCGAAGAGAAGACGTCTTTTTGTAGATTAGCTTGTAAGCCCGTCCTGCCCCAGACACGACTAGAGAAATTCTGCCCGTAAAAATCAGCGTCTAAAACGCTCTGCATTCGTTTTTTCGCTCCGCTGGACGAAATCCCCAAAATTCCCGCTTGGCGCTTGTATTCGTTCAGTAATTCGTCTCTCCGGCCCTTTTCAAAGACTTCGTTTACATCTGATGTCAAATTATGGATCTCAAGAGCTAATTCAGATTTCAGAAGCTCCAGTCTACTGACTTTCATTTTCAGGTTGTATGTCCTGAGCCACGAATTTGTCTTAGGGCTAAAATCTTTCTCTTTTACTGCTTTTTCAGCCTTCTTGGCAAACTTCGTAACATCAAATTCAGAAGCTTTTTTCATAGCTTCTTGCTTGGTTAGACCCTCTTTTTTGGCATAAGCTAAATAAAATCTGTCTATTTCTGATTGCATGCGGTCAAAAGACTCTTGATAAAGTCGAGCGAGCACCTTGTCTCTATCTATATCCCGCTTTATCAATTCAGCTTGCGCCTTGCGCTCGGCATTGTAACGCTGATTCTTAGTCGTTTGCTTGTTTGTCATCTGAACCACCTAAAACCTGCCCGATTTCACTATCACTAGCTCCGTTTTCTTTCAAAATGCGTGCCTGCTCGGTTTTGTAATCGGTAAAGCTAGCGCTATTCATCAATGTTTCTTGTGATAGATTGCCGCCTGCCTCGATATAAGCTTTGATTTCCGTCCAAACATCTTGTGGGATGTTAGGGTGGAATGTGAAAGTCAGCTTGTTCGCTTCGATAGCAGGCTTATTGATTGCCTTGTGGATATTGCTGATGAGCTCGTATCTGCGCCGCAAGGCTTTTGTAAAATAAGCTTCTTTGTCTTTTCGTACTTGCTCCAAACCGATCATCTTGTAAAGCAGAGCAATACCAGACTGCGTTGCATTAAAACGATCATCTTCAAGGTTTGGAATACGACTAAACCTGTGGATATCATTCGCCAAACGATTTTTATAGGCTTCTGTGCCTTGGACATCATACTGCTTATAGATATAGCCAGCATCTGCGCTTGTTTGTTGGCCGGTCGTGCTGATTCCTGTTTGGAGAAGCAGTGTGTTAGCTTCTTTCATCTTAGCAGCATTCTCCGCGGTTATTCCAATAGCTTCCAGATCACCTTTGATCAACAGCATAGCATCGTTCAGGTCGCTCATATAATTTGCAGTATCCGATTGGCTAGCGTCGTATGCGTCAATTAGAGAGATTTCGCTCTCGTAGTCACCCATTCTAAAGCGGTTGTTCCACCATTCGACAACTGGCACATCCTTGTATTCATGTTTCTTATCGGATTCGACAATCAAATTGATCGAATTGACCGAAAACGGCTTATAAGAGATGATTCGGTCTTTTGTGTAGACGGTAGCAGAGATCTTGTCTGCGAAAATAGGCAGATGCACCGCTGCGATAATGTTCTGCTCGACCGTTAAATCTCGAATAACAAACATTTCAAGCGGACTAATCAAGACGACGCGATCAATATTATCTTTGTCTCTAAAGTGATATTCAAAAGCCCGGCCATAAACTGAAGCGTCAAAAGCTAAGTCGCTATTCAGAGAATTGATGTCGTTCTGCCACTCGATTTCTTCTATGGCTTTCAGCTGCTCTTCTTCTGCGCCTTCTAAGATGCCGACCGTGACAGGATTTCCGATGACGTAGCTTGTTGCAAAACTTGAGATATAGCCACCCCATTTATGACGCACCCGGTAATCTGCCTTTTCTTTGTCTAACCGTCTACTGCCAGCCAAAATACTGTAATTATCGCCCTGTGCATAAGAAGCAAGCACCTTCAACCTTTTTCTTTGGTTTTCAAAAAACGCTTCAATCATGTCACGAAACGCCTTTTTACCAGTTTCTGTTGCCAAAAGCTCGTTGCTTGAGACATATCTAAATTGCTCGTTTGACAAACTACCAAAACGCAAGCTGTCCGACCTTGCTTTAGTAACAGTATCTATTCCGTGCTCAAATTCGTTTACTTTATCCACTTTCTACCTCCTAAACATCTTATTAATTTTGCTGATTGCTTTGTCTACATTGACTTCTTTTTTGGTTTGGAAGATCCTATCTTGCAAAGCATACCTGATAGCGTCAATACAGTGATTGTAGCTATCGACCGGCTCATTGATGTACTCATTTGTCTTCTTGTCTTTCTTCCAAGTGTAGTTTTCAAGCTCTTCAATCAGCTTGACGCATCGTTCATCTACTACCCAGTCATACTGCAAGAGATACTGGATTCCTTGCATGACAGAGCCGGGGCCTTTCTGAACATCGATAACTCGAGGGATACCAAGATTTCGCAATTCCTGATTCGATTTCTTTTCTGCCGAATCCGCACGAATGATTTCTTTTGCATATCCTAGTGCCTTGATGCTTTCTGCTATCTTGTCATTCGTTAACCCTTTTCTGACAAATTCTTCGACCACGTAAAGCTTTCTGTTTGCATCATCAATCCTGATGTGCATCAAAGCTGACGGGTCGTTGATAAAGCCGTAGTCAAGACCAAAATAAGCCGGCAGATGCGCCAGCTCGTCTTTGTTTAATAACCTTTTTTCGTACTTTGGAAAGACTAACTTGTCCAATGTTGCGAACTCGCCCAAAGCATAAATCTTATAATAGGCCTCGTTCCTGTTGGCCAGTTCCTCGATGTTCTCAATCGTGACCTGGTCTAAAAAACGATTATCCTTGTATGATGTATGATAAACGACTGTATTTTTGGGTTTCTTAACAAAAAAAGCGTTGTAGGTCCAGTTTACTTTTGAAACTGGGTTGAACATCAGGAAGATTTGTTTCAACTTGTGCTTTTTGTCCCGCAAGCGCAGGGTCAACTGCGTATAATCATCAAGCGTAAACTCAGAAGCTTCTTCCATGACCACATCAGACACACCCTTGATCGATTTGATTTTCTCAGGGTTATCTAGTCCCTTGAAAATAAACTGTGCTCCGTTTGGTAGTTCAATCCGATAAGCCGAATTATTGACCTTGCACTTATCAAGCAAGCCCCAAATATCCAAACACTGTTTTACATCCTCGAAGATTGAATCGTAGACTGTTGAGCCGACTTTCCGCAGAAAAAGGATCTTGCGTGGATATTTCCAATCTTGACAAGCTTTAAAGACTACCTTTTGGATAACGCCGTGGCTCTTTCCGCTTGAAGCTCCACCATAGTGAACTTCAGTAAAAGTAGAGTAGTCATTGAGCTTGTCGTAGATATGCTTGTTAAACACTCTGCTAGGGTGTTGAATGACAATATTGATTTTAGGCCTAGTCTTCGTCAGCATCCCACTCACCTACCTTGATTTCAATCACTCGTTTATTGGAAATATCTGTATCAAGCATCTTTTCATCACGCTTATTTTTAATTTGTAGTGCCTTGATACGTTCTTTCTGCTCTTTCTTATCAAGGCTATCCTTAGCATCTGTTGTAGTCAACTTGCTGATTTGCTCAAAAGCTCGGACATTGCCCTTCATAGCTTTCTGCATCATAACCATAGCTAGAGCCATTTCGTTAGTTGAGTCAAAACCTAACTCTTCAAGTTGTTTCTTCACGTTTGGGCTTGCAACTTCGGCTTGTAGAATCGTTTCAAAAGCCTTTTTTAGGTTTGCTTTTTTTCGTCGAGCTTTGCCTGAAGCCTCTCCTGCTTTTTTTGCATTTTCTCGGCGTTCGCTCGGAGTTCGTTCTGAATTTTTTATCAAATTTTGCTCATTTGCCATCGCCTCACTTCCTTACTTTTTTAAAAAATTTCAACTCACTTTCTCAGCGGTAAGCCCCGTCTCTTCTTCTTGAGAAAACTCCTTTGCATCTTCAGGATCCTCAGACTCCTCGAAGTCATCCAAAGAGTAATCAATATCCTCAAACCCAAACATAGTCATATCCAAACCTTCTACACTTTCAAGTTCAGCATAGAGCAGCTCAGTATCCCATTCTGCGATTTCGCCTACTTTGTTATCAGCAAGCCTAAAAGCTTTTATTTGTTCTTCGGAAAGGTCATCAGCAATAATGACTGGTACTGTTTCAAGTCCTAGAAATTTTGCAGCTTTGTGCCTTGTATGCCCGTTTATAATTTCTCCGTCTTTAGTTGCTATAATCGGAACCTTGAATCCGAATTCTCTGATTGAATTGGCAACAGGTTCTACTGCTTTTTCATTATTCCTAGGATTGTTCTTGTAAGGAGTTAACCAACTCAAAGGCTTGTCAATGATTTTCAATTTTTCCTCCAAAACCAAAAAACACACATCATAATGATATGTGCCTTTCGGGTTATATAGTCCTTTGACTTTGCTTTTCACAGCCGATTCTGTAAAATGGAAACAGCAGGATTCGAACCTGCGACCAAACCATCTCAAACCTAGGATTTTCAACGAGATGGAGGAGTCAAACCTTATGTTTCCGAAAAATGAGAGGGGAGGGCTCGAACCTCCAAGGCCATTACAGCCCCCTGACATTACAGGTAACCATCTACCAATTCTGAGACCTCTCTCTTCAATTTTTGATACTACCATTCTAGCAGATTTTAAGAACCGTGCTGTTCCAAAAAGTCCCATACGGTCCTTATTAGGTTAGATGACTTCCCCCAAGGCTAAGACAGCCTCATTTTTCAACCTGTAATAGGTTGTACGGCTTATCTGCAAATCATAACAAACGCTATCAGCGGTACCCTTGTTGATGTAAGTCATCCTCAAGATAGTCCTATGCTTTGGATTTTTCAGCTGATTGATAAGTCGGCCAAGCTCAAGTTTTCTGTTGATAACCTCTTTGGTATCCTGCTCAATTGCCTCTTTCATCGTGATCAACTGAGCATACACATCATCAACTTTTCTTGTCTGGCCGCCTTTTACCTTAACGTCTGACCACTTGGGACTTGAGAGCAAACCTGCCTCAAGCTCGTTTATTTCGTCAATCCTGCTTTGAATGTCCATATCAAGATTTTGCAATTCGTTTAAAAGCTCTTTAGCCTTGCTCACTCTCTGTCTCCTTTATGGTATAATAGTCTTTGCGATATTACTATTAGCTGAGGCAGAGAGTGCCTTGGCTTTTTTGTTTTACCAAGTGATATGTATCTTCTTATCAGAGACATATCCCTGTCCTGTGAATAGGTTTTTAGAATAAGTTAATTGATACCCGACTGAAAAACCCTTTCCAAGCCGTTCTCTTAACATTTCCAATGTTCTTTCATTTTCTAATCGATTCCTGAGATATTTATCTCTAACTGACCAAACATCGATTAAATAGCTTGTATAACCTTTTTGAGCAGATGTTTTTGGTTTTTCTTCTAGGTTATATCTCTTAAAATAACGCTCGAACCATTTTGCGTGACTTTCTGAGCTAAGTTGTTGTACTTCATCAAATAGTGTCATTTTAACCCCAATCTTTTATTTTTATAATCTTGAAATTCCGTAGTATTCATAACCACAATATTCAGAGCAGAAACCGTACGTATTAAAATATTCATCGAATACTCCAATCTCGCTATCGCAGACAGGACAATGCGTCCTGCGGTATCTTTCTTCTTTGTTCAGACCGTTCAAAATTTTCTTTTTGCGTTGACGTTTGTTCATAGGTTGCCTCCTACGCTTTCACTACTGGGAAATGAATGTCCCCAATCACTAGGGACCCTACGCTGTAATAATAACCGTTATGTCCTGCCTCGCAGTTGGCGATAGCTACAGGGTTCTGATTGTGGAAGATGGTTACTTTGTTTTTATAACCAATTCCCCAGTGGTCAGGAATTTCTTCAGGCTCCCCAATTTCAACGTCAGTAATCACAGCGTCAAGTGATACATCTTGGAACTCCCCGTATGCTGAAGCGCAGCAATCACTTTCAGACATTTCAATAGTGATCTTTGTACCATTTTCAAGTAGCAGAAAGTCTTTATCCCATTTCACGATACGCTTGTAGAGTAACAACTCTTTAAGTTCTTCCAGCGAGCCGTATCTTGCATTTCCCCAATCAGGCTCATAGTAGTCTGGTAATTTAATAGTTTCTGTCATCTTAATTACCTCTTTTCTTCAAATATTCTTTATTTTCATAGATGTTGCCGATGATTTCAAACGGATACGCATTATCTTCTACCAATTCAGCCAAGAGATCCTTTTCATTGTATTTTTTCGACTCAAATATAAATAAAGCGTGTTTTTCATCCCAAAGCACATTCACATTTACCACTTCTTCATCGGTTCCAACTGCTAGGATATCTCCCTCAAAAATCTCTTGACCATTCTTGTCAAAAAGTCCTGTTGACTGCATGAGTTTAATTTCGTCTGCTTTGCGCATAAAAGTGATCCCGTCTCCGATAAAATCCAAATGCCCGTCATCCCAATGAATTTCATCAGCGTCAATCATTTCTCTATCATTTTTGAGCCACGCTCTAAATTTCGGAATCATCTTGCACCTCCTCTGAAATTATTAGCAATATTTTGCACTTCAGTATCAATTATTTTATGTCTATAATTTAACAATGGATTCATGAGGTCATTTCTCACGTCAGGTTTCAAAATGATTTCATTTGTTTCCAAAAATCTTTTACCGTTGATTTTGATTTTGATGTCATAACCATTAGCGATATGTTCGAGGTCGCTGTTAGATAAAAATATTGCAAATCTACTCATTCATCCACCTCCTCAATCAATTTCGTAACATGACAAAGTGAACTTAAAGTCACAATCTTGGCAATCTACTTCAATTGTTGTAGCAATGTCCCAAAGTTCATCAGAGTTTAAATTATAATGTTTCAGAAAATCTTCATAATGCCATTCGTGCTCTTCGCCACAATTGGGGCAATTATACACAATCCATTCGGGCGTTTGTATGATTTGGAAAATAACTGACATCACTCCACCTCCTGAACTTCCACACCCTCGCAATAGAAAGCCCAGCCGAAGCCAGCTTCTTCCAGCTCTTTTCGGGTGTGAAATGCACGAATATCTTTCATATCACAACTGCTATTCATGTGCCATTCATTTCTTGGTGCATAGTAATTCAAGAATGCGCTATTTTCTTCAACTCCTTTAATTCTAACTATATACCGCTTCTCTTTTTCGACTGTGTAGCCGTCAAGCCAAGCACGAGCGAAAAGTTCTTGGTTGCTTATCTTTCTAGACCATGAAATAAGTTTATCGCTTTTATTCCACTGTTTCAAAAAATCTGGATTCATAGCAGTATATAATCCTATTGCCAAATTTTCTTTGCATGCGTCAATCCAATCCGCTACCATCTGCGGGATTTTGACTTTTTCTGATGTAATTGATTTATGGATAAAACTTTCGTCTATACTCACAGTTTCTCCGCTTGATACTTGGATTTGCTTTTCTCTGGTTCCCGTTGCATCCGCCATAAAGCCAACTACATAGCCCTCTATATATACTTTTTCGTCATTCATCTTCCCGCTCCTCTCAAATAATCAGGGATTTCATCCCCTACAGTCAAAGCCTCATACTGTTCCTTGGTCACCAAAAACTTGCCATAGGCACCAGCGGTCACAGTATAGCGACCGTTGATAACTTCTTTGTCTGTGATCCTGCCGTGCATTTCTGCGCCTGCGTTGTCTGCCTTGTGAATGATGATAGGCTGAACCTCGCTTTTAGCTTGGTTGTACCCTGATTGGTACATCAGATAGCCATATCCAATCCAGGCAGCCATCACAATTAGCAAGCTAGCGGCAAACTTTACACTGTCTTTAATTAGTTCCATTCCATAACCTCTATTTCTACCTCAATACGTGGATTAAGGCTGTAAAACTTGCCTACATCATGCAAGGCAATCTGACCATCATCCTGAAAGACGATCCCTGACATGCTATCATATAGGGCTTTCTCGTAGTTGTCAATGTCAGGCTTCTTTCCTACTGGAATAATCTCATCCAGGAGCGCTTGCTGATTCCGTTTGATCTTAGAAATGTACTGAGGGGGCTTGATGTAAAATCTAACCTTTGCCCTCAGTGCTCCCTCAAGGACAGGCTGACCCATGTACTGATTAGCAATTAGTAACTGGCATTGATTACGCCAAGATTTCATATCCTTGTCTTCGTAAGTTGTGGTAAAATTTCCACGCCTCGCAAACCTTGGCCGTGATTGAGGTTTTGGTTCAATATTCAGGACAAGCTTCATAGCAAGACTCCATGGAATCCCAATCCTTCAAATAGATTCTTTTTGTTTTCTTCAATAAATTTAAAGAGAGTCTGAACTTCTTTGGTATCTTTTGCAAATTCTCCGGCTACATAGGCGCTATCCAAAATCATATCAACAGATTGCTTAGCTTCTAGCACCAGCTTGTATTCAGGCTCAAATAAGTCGCCGTTTTCATCGAGTGATAGCTGTCTATCTTGTTTTACAAATTCTGCTACTGGACTCCACGACGAACTTCCGACAATTTCGATATTCTGTTCCGTTTCGCTTGTTATGATTGTAAAAGGCGTGTTAATTACCACTGTTCTTTGCATTTATTTTTCTCCTTTATGCGTGTTTTATATTTTTGTTGATTTTCAACAACCATTCATCTGCAGCTTTCTGGACCTCTTCCGGAGCCGACTGATTATGCTTCCCCCTGATTTGGATGATTCGGCCAGATTGGTATTCCATCGTATAAAACGACTTCTCAGGATCTGATTTTTTCCTGATGAAAATAATAGTTGTCTTGCCTGAAGCGTGGTCTTTGGTGTACCTAGCGCTTCCGACGCAATGAGACAACGCTTTTCCTTCCTGAATCAGTTCCCTTGATGTGATTGGCGCTCTGACAT